GTATGTACAACAAGTTCTCATTTGGGGAGGCTGGAGCCTAAACGAAGTTCTTGCAGAGAATACCAAAAAACTAAGTGGTCGTTATCCAGAAGGATTCTCTGTAGACAAATCTGAAAACAGAGAGGATTAATGGATTTAAAACAATTTATAAAGGAGTCAGGAAATGAATATGCCTCAATCGTGGAAGATGGGGTGGCAGCGGGTGATGTCCATAATTATATTGATACTGGTTCTTACCTGTTCAACGCTCTTCTTTCTGGTAGCTTGTTTGGTGGATTACCTTCAAACAAAATCACAGCACTTGCTGGAGAAAGTGCAACAGGTAAAACGTACTTTGCTCTAGGAATGGTTAAACAGTTTTTGGATGCAAATCCAGAAGGTGGGGTATTGTACTTTGAATCTGAATCTGCAATACCAAAAGAACTCATAGAATCTAGGGGTATTGATTCAAAAAGAATGGTAATACTTCCAGTAGTTACTATACAGGAATTTCGCACACAAGCAATAAAGATATTGGATGCTTATCTTGAGGGTGAACAAAAACCGATGATGATTGTCTTGGACTCTCTTGGAAATTTATCTACCACAAAAGAACTGGAAGATACCGCTGCAGGATCAGAAACCAGAGATATGACAAGAGCTCAAATTATTAAAGCCTGTTTTCGTGTCCTGACCCTCAAGTTAGGTCGGGCAAATGTGCCACTAATAGTAACCAATCATACCTATGATGTTATCGGTGCATATATGCCCACAAAGGAAATGGGTGGTGGTTCTGGATTAAAATATGCAGCCAGTTCTATCGTTTACTTGTCAAAGAAAAAGGATAAGGATGGTACTGAGGTTATCGGTAACATTATTCATTGTAAGAACCAGAAATCACGTTTGACTATTGAGAATAAAATGATTGATGTCAAATTGGGTTATCAATCAGGCATAGATAGGTACTATGGACTTTTAGAGTTTGGTGAGAAATATGATGTGTTTAAAAGGTCTGGTAATCGTTATGAAATAGATGGTAAACAGTTATATGGAAAATCCATTTATAGTGAACCAGAGAAATATTTTGATGAATTCACTATGAAACAATTAGAAGAAGCTGCGAGAAAGGAGTTTATATATGGCGATATACACAAAACTGATGGACTTTGTGAAAGTGTATCCGAAAACGATTCCAGATAAAATCTGTGAAGATATTATAGAAAAGTTTGAAGAAAGTGAAAAGGTTGAATCTTATGTCGGGATGGAGGATGTACATCGTGAGGGTGGAGAAGGCCACAAAGATTATGACATACGACATGGTACAGAAATAAACATAACAAGTTCTAAAGATGATGAGTGGATATATTATCATCAAATGTTGCAACAGAATGCCATTAATCACATAAACCAGTACAAGGAAGATTTAGAAGAAGCTCATAAGGAAGCCTCTAAACATATTCGGGGGGTTTCTGGTGAGGTTGGTGTTAATTCTGGATTTGGTCAATTTTATGTTCCAGAAAATCAAATTAGATTGGAACATTTTAGGGTTCGTAAATATGAGGTTATGAGTAAAGATTTACCTAAAGGTGATTATTTTAACTTACATATTGATATACAAAATTATTATACCGCAAAACGATTTATGGTGATTATGTTATACTTGAATGATGTTGAAGAAGGTGGAGAAACATCTTTTCCCTTTTTAGATTATGCAGATGGTAATGGTGCTGTCAAACCAACAAAAGGAAGCTTGTTGATGTTTTATCCATCATTTATGTTTCCACATACCGCATATCCACCAATATCAGAACCGAAATATACAGCACAAACTTATTTACATTATGCTGATGGAGAATAAATGTCTGAATACAAATCAATAGAAACAGTTAAATATTCAATGGTAGTGCGTGAGGGGGATGATTCCAAACTCAATGCAGTACGAATTGATGAAGGTAAATTTAAAGGACTAATTTATATTTACGAAGATGTCATGATGGGAGATGAGACTGACAAGGGAGGAATGAACTTACACTTTACATTGAAGCCTGCACAATGGAAAAATAATAACCACTTAAAACATGAACAAGAATTTCATCAGATCGCAGGAGATATTCTTGTTTCATGTTTAGAGAAAGGATTGAAAGAAGATAATGAATTTGAAATCATCTACAGAGAACATGATTCTGAGTCACTTGATGACCAACGAAACATTCACAAGGAAAGTATTACCCTTTCTGAAGATTAAATATTTTGAGGGGAAGGAACACCAAATAGTATTCGATGAGATAGATAAGTTTGTAGATAAATATAGTGAACTACCAACAAAAGAAGCCATTGTTATACAAATTGACAAGAGGAATGATTTAAACGAGGAGTTATATAAAACAACTCAAGACTTAGTAGAAGGACTATCACATGAGGAAACAGATCAAAAATGGTTGGTGGACACAACCGAACAGTACTGCAAAGATAGGGCGCTCCATCTTGCAGTTTTGGATGGAATTAGCATTATAGGTGGAAATGATAAAGATAGGAATACTACTGCTTTGCCTGATATTCTTTCTGATGCTTTGTCTGTTAGCTTTGATATGTCTATTGGTCATGACTATATTGATAATTCCACAGATCGTTTTGCGTTTTATCACACGAAAGAAGAAAAGATTCCATTTGACCTCAAATACTTTAATGATATAACAAATGGTGGACTTCCCAACAAAACTTTAAATATTGTAATGTCAGGTACAGGAGTAGGTAAGACCCTATTCATGTGTCATCATGCAGCCAATGTTCTTTTAAATGGATATGATGTTCTTTATATTACACTTGAGATGGCAGAGGAACGGATTGCAGAGAGAATAGATGCTAACTTGATGGATTTGACCATAGATGAATTACATGACCTACCAAAGACCCTTTTTGAAAGTTCAGTAGATGGTATTAGAAAGAAAACTCAGGGGAAACTGATAATCAAGGAATACCCTACAGCCTCTGCTCATGCAGGACATTTTCGTGGACTGATAAAAGAATTAAAAATTAAAAGACAATTTACACCTAAAATTATATTCATTGACTATTTAAACATTTGTGCTTCTTCCAGATTCAGATCTGGAACAAATGTTGGTTCTTATTTTTATATTAAAGCCATTGCAGAAGAATTGAGAGGATTTGCAGTTGAACAGAACGTGCCAATCGTTTCTGCTACTCAGGTGAATAGAAGTGGATTCACCGCTTCAGATTTCGGTCTGGAAGATACAAGTGAGAGTTTTGGTTTACCATCCACAGCTGATTTCATGTTTGCTCTCATACAAACTGAGGAATTAGAGGAACTTAACCAGATATTGGTAAAACAACTCAAGAACAGATATAATGACCCTACTAAAAACAAAAAATTCATACTTGGAATAGACAGACCAAAAATGAAGCTATATGATGTTGAACAACAAGCTCAACAAAATTTAGTCGATTCTGGTCAAGATATTCCTACATCACAAGTAAATACAGAAGATTGGAAATTCTAGTCTTATAAATACTACCAGAGGGGGGCTTCAGGCACGTAATGGGTGAACCCCTAGAAAAATAACTGGAAGAAGATTCTCAGAACCTTCCAGGCTTGAGCGCTCCCCTCACTCTTTATTAACATGGGAATTTGAAACATACCTACCTTTTTGTCTAGAATTCCCCTTATTTTATCTATAAATGCAAAGTTTTACAGGATTTTTAACTGAGGATTATTTATCTGAGGCCACAATTCCAGATAATATAAAAGATGTATTGTCTGGATTAAAATATGAAATTGATAATAAAAAATCATCTTCAGGTAGAACAATAATTATTGTTCGTGATAATGATAGAATAGATACAAGAGATGATTTTTTTAAAAGTTTGAAAGATGCAGGAATAAGTGCAGAAATAAAAGATTATGCTAGTTCTAGTATAGAACATATTTGGTTAAAAGATAAATTTGAAGATTCGGAAGATAATAAAGATAAAACCATAATTGTTGTTTTCAAACCAGCTGCAGGGGGAATGCAAGAAACAACACTCAATTCTAGTATTACAGAATTGTTTCCTTGTATAGCGTGGGAAAAAGGTTGGGCCAATCCAACAAGTGTAGATGATTTTTATCAAAAACTAATAACTGTTGA